GCCAGACTTGTGACAGTCTTCATTGTAATCAGAACCCTATAGTAATATTTCTAGAGCTCTGATTACGTCTACCTCATGCTTAAGTATATCTAGCAATTTGAAATTAGTCTCCCCTATAGCATGTATTGGGATACCAAAAGCTTTTGCCATCATTAACTTGGTGTGAGGTATGTCACTACGGTATAAACCATACAGACTTGCTTTCAATCTATTAAGTACATCGGGCTTAACTTTCGTTATTTCTACCCCGAATGTTCTGCTAATAGACAAGCTATGTATCGCTTCTACCGCTTTTTTATATATCTTATGTTTGTACACTGCATCTACAACTACTTTACAAACCTGTGTGGCGTAGTCCCATGCTCCTGGCATAGGTGTATCAAGATCTTGTTTCTGTTTATCAGATATATCACGCCTAGAGTACTCTTTCTGTTTGATTTCGTGTTGCAGACTTTCAGTTGAGATATCTAATGACAGACCACCCATAGATACGTGAGTCTGTTCTATAATATCTAAATCTTCTAAACTGACATTCCATTTGTAACAGAGATATTCGTATTGAACTTTTTTGATATCTGCGGCTACATCATTTAGCATACCCCGTTGTTGTGCTTCAGCAATTCGCGTTACAATCGCTTGTTGTAGTGGTAATATTTTGTTGGGTACAGCCATTTCCGTTGGACCATGTACCAAAGTAGCTATAGCTCTACTTAAATACTGTCCACCGCCACCATCATAATGATCAACTCGTAGGAATTCTGCAATAGAACCTAAAAAGCATTTAGACATTTGAAATCTAACATTATGTAATTCAGCACCTGCTACCAGAGCCTGTACCTGTTGCAGACTGTCAACAGCTGCTAAAACATCATCACCATTATGTGTTGCCACTAAGTCCCTGCCTTTAGTCAGTAACCTTATATATATATAGTTGAGTACCGTGTTCATGAAGGTCGTCAGTCTCCAGCCTGATAGTAACGTACCAGTCGTTTTGTAAAAACTATCCTGTCCTTGTTCTTTGATAAAGCATGAATCTAGTGAGTGTAATATCCATGGAAATACCTTCCGCTGTTCGACAGACATCTTTTTACCAAAAACTGCAAAGTATGCTTTTAGAACTTCTCGCATACTTGCCACTGAGTGTTGTGAATTGAAGTCTTCAAAATCAAAGCAGTAAGGAACCCCATTACGCATTATCTCACGTACGGTATTTTTAACATTATTTTCTTCAGCACCAGGCCCTATTGGAAACAGTTGTGATAGTACGCGCTCGCAATCCCCGAATACGAACCCAGTGAGTATGAAATTCGTTGCATCTACACCGTAGATAGCCCGCATCTTAGTCCACTCACACTTAACGGAAGGCCAAGCTCTTATCTCTGGCGGCCGTGATAACAAATCATCTAACTTTGGTTTAGGCATTGCGTTAAGACTAAAGAACTTGTGTCTATTCAGACTATCTTTCGCCACATACTGGAGATCTTCTTCGTATTGAGAATGATAAGCTCCAGTCGGTGCCCATTGCCATCGTTTGTTGATATATGACGACCATTTAAGATTATCCACTTGTCCACCTAAATTCTTAATCCGTGTAAACAGACTACCGGCTTCTTGGAAAATAGCCTCGGCATCAAAGTTAGCTAAGTTAGGTCGTGTTCGGTTCTCTTTCTCACTATGCCAGTCAACACTACCTAAACCTCTGTTAGCCAAAACTTCCATTTCAAAGAAAGGTTTAAGATCTAATGGCACCAAGTTCTGTAGTGCCTTGAGTCGTAATGTGAACTTATTTTTAATCTTTTTAATGAAGTCATCAAGACTATCGAATTTCCACTGCCAGATACCGGAACAAGATATGTATTGCCAAGCTATGTCAGGCAGTGACTTTGCCCAAACTATAAACCCTATAAACATTGATTCATGCATTCCCAATGAAGCTAGATGCTCTAAACATGGGTACATAAACCGAGCTCTATGGTCAAACCAGCTGACTCCAAGCTTTCTGAGCTCTTTAATAGTCAAGTGTCGTAAATGTAAAGAAGAGATCTTAGTGATAGGAGGTTCACTAGTACCGGTCATCCATGAGTGTATCGTAGGATAGTTCTCCAGAGAACCTTTATACTGTTTAATACTACTCCGAGTAATAAAGAAAGCGTGCCTTAATACATCAACATCGTCTATAAGGCCGTAAGGGAAAAGATCTGGGCCGTATTGTAGCCGAGACAA